CCTGGGCCTCGCCGCTTACCGCGCTGACCGGCGACGTGACCGCGACGGGCCCAGGCTCGGTCGCCGCGACGGTAGCCTTCGTCGGCACGTCCTCGGCGCTGAGCGTCCATAACGCTGTCACGACGGTCGCCGCCGCGACGAGCTCGAACACGAACTCGACGCTAGTCTACCGCGACTCATCCGGCAACTTCTCGGCCGGGACGATCACCGGCTCGCTAAGTGGGAACGCGACCAACGTCACCGGCATCGTCGCTATCGCCAACGGCGGCACCGGCCAGACCGGCGCGACGGCCGGCTTCGACGCGCTGAGCCCTCTCACGACGCTCGGCGATATCCTCTACTACAACGGCACCCACAATAGCCGTATCGCCCTAGGAGGCGCCCACCAGGTCCTCCACGGCGCGACGGCGGCAGCACCGACCTATGGCGCCGTGGACCTGACGACCGAGGTCAGCGGCAACCTGCCGCCGGCGAACGGCGGTACAGGCGTCACGAACTCGGGGACGCTCACCTACGGGTCGAACAATATCGCCCTGACGACGTCGGGTAATACCTCGCTGACGCTGCCGACCTCCGGCACGCTGCAGACGCTCGCCGGATCCGAGTCGCCGACCAACAAGACGTTCAACAGCACGTCGACGATGACCGGCGTCAAGATCGCCAGCTTCACACCCGACGGCACCCATACGATCTCGGTCCCGACGATCACCGACACGCTGGCGACGCTTGGCGCGACCCAGACGCTGACGGCGACCTCGCTGACCGCGCCGACGCTGACGTCCTACGTCGACCTGACCGAGATCAGCTCGCCGAGCGCGCCGTCGTCGGGCAAGGTCCGCCTCTACTCGAAGTCGGGCGACAACCTCTACTTCCAGACGCCGGCGGGCACCGAAACGCAGGTCGGCTCGGGCAGCGGCTCGAAGAACTACCTAGCGACCGGATCGTCGACGGCCGGCGGATGGGCCGCTTCGGGCGCCGGCGTCACCGTCACGACTGATACGACGGCGGCGGATCTTCCCGAGCCGACGGTCGGGACGGGGATCAAGTTCCTCGGCGTCTCGGGCTCGACCGCCTTCGGCTACTTCCCGTTTACGCTCGACCCGAGCGACTACAACAAGAAGCTGTCGCTCCAGGAGAACCAGAACCCGCTCAGCGGCTATGCCGCGAGCGATATGCGTATCGATATCTGCTCATGCCCGGTCGCTTGGTCCGGCGGATCTTGTAACGGAGGAACGGTAGCGCAGGGCTGCGGAACGAACGCCACGCGCCTTCCCCTCTCGACCGACGCTAGCTCTATATCGGCGCTGCCTAACCTGACCGGTAGCTACCGCACGACCTTCGACTCTCCAGGATCCGCGGCTAAGTTCCTCCAGGTCCAGGTCGGACTAAACGGGACGAACACGCACGCGATCGTGATGTCGAGCTTTGTCGTCGGACCGGGCGTCGTGACGCAAGGTGCGGCGGTCACCGAGTATGCGACATATACGCCGACGATCGTCGGCTTCGGATCGCCGACTATTAACGGTTTTTACTGGAAGCGCGTCGGATCAGGCATCACTATTCATGGTCGATTTACCGCTACGGCTCCGACCGCAGTGACCGCTACCCTTAGCCTACCAAATAGCTACACTGCTCTAAGCACCCTGCCTCAAGGATATGTTGTAGGACGTTGGGTGCGTCCCGACTACGCCTCAACAAGCGCCAGAAAAGGCGGATTAATCTATGTCACTGCGAATAGCACCTTAAGGTTTGGATCCGACGACTACACGACCGGAGTAGCCCCTCTGTCAGCGCTGAACGGCTCTGACATGGTTATCACGAACGATACGATGTCGGTCGAAGTTTGGGACCTTCCGGTAAACGAGCTGGCCGGCTCCGGCACCGTCAACGTCGCGCAGAACGACCTCCAATTCCTCTATTCGACGGGCAATACCTGGGGCACTAGCAATAGCAGCGCTACGACGACTCAAGGACCCGGCGGAGTACTGTTCGGAACTACGACGCCTTCGACATCTGCCTTCTATTATATTTTTACACTTCCTACGCCTCTTCCAATCGGAGCTACCCCTCGTCTTGAGATTAGTGGCGATCAGCTGCATTGGTTCTTGCCAGGCGGAAGTCCGGCTGCGAACTCCTGCGAGCTTTTGCGCTATGACGGGACGAACTACATCGGCGCCGGCGTATCCGTGTACTCCGCGACGCAACTCGCCGTTGGGTTCGGGAAGTATGCTTACGGATCCACGGGAGCGTGGTCTGCGGTCACGCCTCTCTATTGGCGCGTAACGATCGGCTTACCTGGTCAGGCTACGGGATTCGGCGCCTACGTCCCCGGACAATCGAGCGGGCTCGTTCCTGCGGCTGGTTTCCCCGGCGGCACGACGAGCGACTCTAACCTTGGGACGATCAGCAACGTCAACCTAGCGGCCTATTATGTCGGCTCGTTCAGTGCAAGCTTCACCGGCCCGCGCAGCACGACAGACACGATCCAATATGTTCGCGTAGGCAATATGGTTACATGGAATTGGCCATCAGACTCGGGCGCCTCTACGTCTTGCTCTGCGACGAACTTCGGAGCGGCGGCCAGTATTCCGAGCGCTTTAAGGCCGGCTATTTCCCTTAGCGTGCCGATTTTTGTTCGAGATAACGCAACCGACGCAAGCGTTATGGGGATCATGGCTATCGGAAGCAACGGGAACATCAACATCTTTAAAAGCAATGGAACGGGTGCGTCAAACTTCACCGCAGCAGTTGGCTGCGGATGGTATTCAGGAAGTGTTTCCTACACGCTCAACTAAACGTCCTTTCACATAAACGACAGGGAGATCTCGCAATGGCTCTTACGAACATCGGTTCCCAAAAGACTCCGGGACGTCCGGTCGAGATCACCTTCGACGCCGAGACGGGCCTTCCCGCCGACGTGATGACGGTGCTCTGCATCGGTCACGCGGCGAGCGGCGCGACCGGAGTTAACACGGTCATCACCATCTCGAACGTCGCCGATCCGGTCGCCGGCGCCGCGGAAGTCAACGCCAAGTTCGGCAGCGGGTCCGAGCTTGCGAAGATGCTGATCGCGGCGATCAACGCCAACGCGATCGACGCGAACGCGAACTTCCCGCCGCTGGTCGCGGTGCCGCTGGCCTCGACCGACATTAGCATCGCTGCGTCTGCTCAGGCGGCGATCCAGAAGGTACACGCCGACTTCGTCGTCTCGCCCTACGATCTCGACGCGGACGCGACCAACCGCACGATCCTGTCGAACATGGCCGCGACGATGAGCGGACCGGGCCGCACCGACAACCAGCAGTTCGGCACCTTCGGCGTCGGCGCCTCGAACAAGGCGGACCCGACGACGCTGTTCAAAATGGACACGCAGTATCTTACCGGCGTCTGGCAGCGCGACACGTCCGGATCTCCCGGCTACTCGCTGGCTGAGACCGCGGCCGCCTATGCCGCGATCCTCGCCGGGAACACGGTGCCGTTCAACCCGGTCAACGACGTGGTCGTCGGCGGCCAGCCGGCCTCGACGGTCGTCGCGGACTGGCCGTCGGTCGGCGCAGGTCTCGACTCGGAATCCTGCCTCAACCGCGGCTGGACGCCGCTGCGCACCTTCCCGAACGGCAACGTCGGGATCGTCCGCTCGGTAACCGGCCGCCTCTCGACCGACGGGTCGGGAACGACGCCGGTCACCGCGTACTACGACGTGCAGGACTTCCAGGTCCTCTACTTCTGGCGCAAGACGGTCTGGACGCGCGAGACGCAGCCGGACTTCAAGCGCGCGAAGGCGAGCGTTAACGCGGCGCAGCACCTGCTCGGCGAGATCGTCCGCTTAGCGCGGCAGTTCGAGGACCAGGGCATGTTCCAGTCGGTCTCGCAGCTCGCGAAGCAGTTCCTCGTCCAGCGCAACGCGTCGGACCGGAGTCGCTTCGACGTGTTCACGCCGGTCAACGTGATCCCGGGCCTCCAGGTCATCGCCAACAACGTGCAAGCCGGTACGCAGTTCGACTCGTTCACCATCTAAGGCGCGGCGCGGCCGCTCTAACCTTCTAAGGGAGATCTAGACCCATGACGACGAAGTACGCCGACCGCGCCTTCCTGTCCATCAACGGCGCTCCGCTGATCGACTTGCAGAGCGCGTCGCTCAAGCAGAACCACAACCGCAAGATCGTTCCGTCGATGACGCCGGACCGGTTCAACCGCGGGTTCGTGGAAGGCAACATGGATATCGACATCACGGCGCAAATCGCTATCCAGAACCAGCTCGGTCGCCCTAAGATCGAGACGATCGACTTCGAGAACAACGACGTGCAGCTCACGTTCGTCGTCGGCGCT